GAAAAGAAAATGTATATTGAAGGTGTTTTCCTTCAAGGTGATATTTGTAATCGCAATGGAAGAATGTATCCTATGGATACTCTTTCCCGTGAGGTAAAGAGATACACAGAAGCATTCATTAATAAAGGTCGCGCTCTTGGAGAACTTGGCCATCCAGATGGTCCAACAGTAAATCTTGACCGAGTTTCACATAAAATTGTTTCTCTTGAGCAGGATGGGTGCAATTTTAGAGGTAAGGCACAACTTCTAGAGACTCCTATGGGTAAAATTGCAAAATCTCTTATTGGTGAGGGTGTTTGCCTAGGGGTTTCTTCTCGTGGTGTTGGATCACTCAAAATGACCAATGAAGGTCATAAAGTTGTTGGCGAAGACTTTATGTTAGCAACTGCTGCTGACATTGTTGCCGACCCTTCTGCTCCCGACGCATTTGTTCAGGGAATTATGGAAGGTAAGGAGTGGGTTTGGGAAGGAGGAATTCTTCGTGAAAGACTCGCAGAACAAACAAAACGTAGAATTAATACTCTTGTAGATCAACAAAGATTAGAAGAGCATAAATTAGAATTATTTCAAGATTTTATTTCAAATCTCTGATTTAATAAATAAATATAGATTATAACACAATCATACAAAAATGTCCGTTGGTAGAAATTTACAAGAAATGGAAAACGTAGTAACCAAAGGGGCTGCATCTGCCGAACCAATGCACAAATTAACCACAGGAATTCCTGATGGTCAAACTGCTGGTTGGGAAGATCTTGGTGGTCCCACCCCCGACAATTATCGTCCAGATGACGACTCTGCAAAACTAAACACTCCTGGCAAAACTCTTGCTCAAGTCAAAAACGTCGTAAATAAGGGTGCAGCAGCTGCTGATGCCATGGCACATATGAAGTCTTCTGTTAAAGAAGAAATTGAAGAAGACGAAGAGGATTTCATTGCAGACGAAGAAGAAGTAGTCTCTGAAGCTAAGAAGAAAGGTGCAGCAGAAGAAGACGATTCTGAAGAAGGTGGTGGTGAAGAAGGTGAAGAAAATGAATCGGAAGATGATGAGGATAACGCAAACCGTAAAATGAAGAAAGAAGAGTTTGACATCGAAGAAGATGTTAATGCTCTTCTTGAAGGTGAAGAACTTTCAGAAGAGTTCCAAGAAAAGGCACGTATTATTTTTGAAACTGCAATTAAAACAAGAGTTGCAGAAATCAAAGAAGAACTTCAAGAATCCTATGAGGCAGCTCTTGTAGAAGAAATTGAAGTAATCAAAGAAAGTCTTGTTGATCGTGTTGATGCATACCTTGAGTATGTTGCTGACGAGTGGATTTCTGAAAATGCACTCGCAGTTGAGCACGGTCTTAAGACTGAAATGACCCAATCATTCCTTGGTGGAATGAAGCAACTTTTTGAAGAACATTATGTAACAATCCCTGAAGATAGATATGATGTAATCGAGAGTATGGTAGATAAACTTGATGAAATGGAGACAAAACTCAACGAGCAAATCGAAAAGAATATTGCTCTTAATAAAAGATTAGCAGAGTCAGTTGCTGATGTAATCTTTGCAGAAGTTACTGAGGGTCTTGCACTTTCTCAGAAAGACAAACTCGCTTCTCTTGCTGAAAATGTTGAGTTTGATAGTGAAGAAAACTATCGTGAGAAACTAGTAACACTTAGAGAATCTTATTTTTCTTCCAAAAAAACTAGTACTCAAAGAGATCACTCAGAAAATCTATCTGAGAGTGTTGAAATTTCATCCCAACCTCCGGTTGATGGAAGAATGGCATCATACTTAGATATCCTGAGTAGAGTTTCTAATAAGTGATTTTTAAATTATACAAATCAAACTAACTTTTTTAAAGAGGTAAAACAAATGCAGATGTTCAACACAGAATACCTGCAGGAGAAGTGGTCACCAATCCTTGATTATCAAGGAATGGATGCAATCAAAGATTCGCATCGTAGAGCGGTAACTGCTATTCTGCTAGAAAACCAAGAAAGAGAACTTCGTGAGGAAAGAGCATTCCTTTCAGAAGCTCCAACAGTTAATACCCAGTCGGGTGGTGGAAATCCAGGATTTGGTGGCGATGCCACTGCAGCTGGTCCCGTTGCCGGTTTCGATCCAGTTCTGATTTCACTTATCAGACGTTCAATGCCTAACCTGGTCGCTTATGACCTCGCTGGCGTTCAACCAATGAATGGTCCTACTGGACTCATCTTTGCAATGCGCTCACGTTATACCAACCAGAGCGGAACTGAAGCACTCTTCAACGAGGCAGATACTGCATTCTCGGGTCAAGCTGGTCCAGGAAATCTGACTGGTTCATATAACCAAGGAACTAACTCCAACAATAGTGTTGGTTTTGGTACTACCGGTGCTCAGTCTGGATCAAATCCTGGAGTACTTAATCCTGATGGTCAAACCGCTACCAACTATAACGTTGGTCAGGGTATGCGTACTGATGATTCGGAAAATCTTGGATCAACCGAATCATTCAACGAAATGGCATTCTCAATCGAGAAAGTCACCGTTACCGCTAAGTCACGCGCTCTGAAAGCTGAGTACTCACTTGAGCTCGCTCAAGACCTTAAGGCAATCCATGGTCTGAATGCTGAAGCGGAACTCGCAAATCTTCTTTCAACGGAGATTCTTGCTGAGATCAACCGTGAAGTCATCAGAACCATCTACAAGGTTGCAGAACCTGGTGCTCAGAACAACGTTGCAACTCAAGGCATCTTTGACCTCGACGTTGACTCCAACGGTCGTTGGTCAGTTGAGAAGTTCAAGGGTCTTATTTTCCAAATCGAGCGCGATGCCAACGCAATCGCACAAAGAACTCGTAGAGGGAAGGGCAACATGATCATGTGCTCTGCTGACGTTGCTTCGGCACTCACTATGGCAGGTGTTCTTGATTACACCCCCGCACTCAACGCTAATCTTAACGTTGATGACACTGGTAATACTTTCGCTGGTGTTCTGCAAGGTAAGTATCGCGTATATATCGATCCTTATGCTGCAAACCTTTCGAACGATCATTACTACGTTGTAGGTTATAAGGGTTCTTCCCCTTATGATGCTGGTCTGTTCTATTGCCCATATGTCCCCCTCCAAATGGTTCGTGCCGTTGGTCAGGACACCTTCCAGCCTAAGATCGGATTTAAGACCCGTTACGGAATGGTTGCAAACCCATTCGCTAAGGGATCTGCCTCTGATGGTCAAGGTCTTGGTGGTCTTGAAGCTAGCACCAACCGCTATTACAGAAGAGTTACCGTTCGTAACCTTATGTGATCTATCCTTCCTAAGGATTCACTCAGACCCTCCTCTGGAGGGTCTTTTTTTTATCTAAATAAAATAAAAAATGGCAACTATATTTGATAATCAGATATCCAACAGGAATTATCTTTCGCCAATTGGATTTAAATTTACTTTAGCAAAGGATCCTAAAGTTTCATTTTTTAGCAATTCCGCAAGAATTCCAGAATTATCCTTAGGTACTGCGATACAACCAAGTTACCTAAAAATGATTGATGTTCCTGGAGAAATAATTGAATATGGAGATTTTAATTTAAGATTTTTAGTTGATGAAAATTTAGAAAATTATATGTCGATTCATAATTGGATTACTGGATTGGGATTTCCAGAAACTCCACAGCAATTTAAAGATTTAATTGCAAATGATGATGGATCTATAGAAAGAAAAAATCAGTTTAGTGATGGATCTTTAAGAATTTTAAATAGTAATTACAACTCTATTGCAGTAGTTAAATTTAAAGATCTATTTCCAATTTCTCTCAGTGCTTTGGAATTTGAGGCAACTGATGAGGATTATAATTATTTTACGGCAGACGTGGTTTTCAAATATACGGTGTATAATATACTAAGTGCAGATGGCGAACCTTTATGAATCTTGATGAAATCCAGGAAATGTGGCAAAGAGATTCTGTCATAGATCCGGATAACTTACACGATGAATCACTAAAAATACCACAATTACATTCTAAGTATTATACTCTATACAATACCATTACTCTTCTTCGTGAGAAGGCAAGAGAAACATACAATAGAGTATGTTTAGAACGTTACAATTACTACACAGGAAAGGCACCAGCAGAGGTTTATGTCGAAGAACCATTTCCGTATAAGGTAAGAGAAAAGGACGCCATACAGAGGTATATGGATGCCGATGAGAAACTCTGTAAGGTGGATTTAAAAATTAGATATTATGATATTATGCTTAAGTTCCTAGAAGAAGTCCTTAAGATGATTTCCAATAGAACTTATCAAATTAAGAATAGTATTGAGTGGCATAAATTCACAGCAGGATTTAACTAAATAAAAATAAAGGTAAAATAAAATAGAGATGAGGTCTTTTCAAGATTTTATATTCGAATGTTATGAATATGCATTTGTTTTATTTGAAGGAAAATATAGTGATGAACATGCATTTAGAAAAGTTTGGAATCATTTTATTACCCATAGAAAATATGGCAAAGAAATAAGAGATCTTATCAATAGTGGAAAATATGATGAAGCTAGAGAAGCAATGGAAAAAGAAATTGCTGCTTCTAGGGAGGATCCAAAACACCCACTAAGTTTTGAAAAGGCAAAAAGAGGGTTTGAAGCAGGAAAAAGTACTGATGTAAATCTAAGCCAATCAACATATTATGATGAATTGAGATTAGCTCCGGATAGTGTGGTAGCATATACAAAAGGAAGGAGGGGTAAATCTGCTGCTAATAGACCAACCGCTTATGCTAAAGTAGAAGGAGGATCTACTCCACCAACTACAAGAATGTGGAAAGATGTGGTTGGGAAAGAATCAGATACATCTAAAAGAGATATTTCTATTGCGGATACAAGGAATAAAAGATTCGGACAAGGAATTAGTTTGAAGCAGGGTGAGGGATCTCAGACTCTATCTGCCGAACCAGAAGAAGTTAGAGGATTATTTCAAGCTGCTGCCAAAAAATATATTCAACAATTGAAGAGAAATGGTGCCCCAAAGGAAGATATTGAAAAATTTGAAGATGATTTAGAGTCTAATATATCAAAATATGTTAGGGCTCAAAGTTTAAAAATTAGTCCAACCGATAATAAGGCAAAAAGTAATAAAAGGTTATCAATTGCTCAATCGGCAGTTGATAATCTTATTAAAAATTATCCAGGATTTGATAAATTAGTTGATAAAGAAGCTGCCTCTGGAGAGGAGAAGTTTGGGAGAGGAGTTTCTGCTCAATTAGATCCCGAAAGTCAGGAATTTAAAGATTCTTTAACTGCTTTAAGAATTAAAATTGGAAAAGTCAATAAAAAAGATTTACCAAAAGATGAAAGAGAAAGAGTTAATAAAATTTTATCAAAATATAAAACTTACAGACAACTTTCGGATTTGATAAAATCTTCCCCATCAGGACAAGCAACAGAGGTAGTTAGAGGGACTTATGTAGATCCCAAAACTGGCGAAGTTATTAGTAGAGCAAAATCAGAACCAGTATCACAAAGAGGAGAGTTGGATCAACCTCTTGCAGCTAGATCTGGAAAGGGCAAAAGCACTGCAAGAGAAAGTGGATTTGGGGCATCTGAAAAGATACGCAGAGGAGAAGAACCACAAAGAATTCCAAGATCAGGTGCATTAGCTGGAAGGGTAGGACCCGCAAAACCAGATGTAGATGAAAAATCTAAGCAACAACAAACATTTAAAGATTTCTCAGCACAAATAACTGCAACACAACAAGCACTTGCTGCTGCAGAAGCAGAAAAAAAATCTGCACAAAAAGAATTAGAAACTAATTCTGACGGAACTAGAACTTACTTACAACATCAAGCACAAAAAAGAATTAATAATCCAAATCTAGATGCAAGATTAACCACAGTAGATCAAGCAATACAAACTGCTCACACTACTCTTGCTGATGTTAGAGCAAGGGCAGCACAGGCGGCAGAAGTATCCAAACCAAAACCTGAATCAACTAAACCTCAACCAAAGACAGAACAACAACCACAAAGAACAGAACCTGTTGATACTAAACCTCAGGAATCTCAACCACAAGAAAAACCACAAATACAACAACCTCAACCAGAAACTCCTGAGCAAAAAAGAAGGAAGAAGGAAAGAACTGATGCCGAAAAAGCAGATATGAGAGCGAGAATGGATGCTGCTGGTAAAGCACAAGGTCTTCCAAATTAACCAAATAAATATTCATAACTGATATTTTATGAATGTCGCATTTGATTATAGAAAAAAAGAATGAGGTATATCTTCATAT